TTAGTAAAGAGGCCGCTGGTCATATCGACTTGGCAAGACGAAAAGATGGTAGACTTTTTGTTTGGGATGGTTTCCATCGTGCTATTATGGGAGGAATTGCTGGCTGTACTAAGTTACCTGCTTCATTTTATACCCACAATAAATCATTAACACCATCAGAAGAACAACAGAAAGAAGCAAACCTGTTTGAGGTACGAAACGGCTTGGCCGCAAAAGTATCTGCTGGTGCATTATTTAAATCACGAGTTACTGGTCGTAGACCAGATGCATTAAAAACTCTTGATGTAATGAAAGCATGTAAACTAAATGTGGAAGGAATTAATCCAGACCCCGATGCTTATGATTTGGGTGGTTTTGCGTTTTTCTTAAAGCATTATGATAAGTATGAAGTTTCTTCAATATCTGAAGCGTCAAACATGATTAGAAAAATATGGCACGAAAAGAAGAACATGTCAGTAACACTATTGATAGGTTTAACACAGTTCTTAGATGCAAACGATAAACCAGCAACATTAACTTTGAGTAGGTTAGACATCTTAGACAAACTTACTGATATTGTTAATTCAGGAAGAAGTAAGAAAAATCAACAATACTTTTTACGACCAATACTAAATGGTAAATCAGCTGTTTCGGTTTGTTATAACCTTTGTGCCAAAGGCCTTGATGAACTCTACAATGATAACGGTCAAGAATTGAAAACATTTTTTGATGCTGTCGGTCTTGAAGAAGATGAAATAGACATGTTGGATAGAGAACAATAAAACGAGAGGGGGATTTATTCCCCCTTTTTAGCTTGACAATAATATTAACATGATGTATAATTACATCACTCAAACAAAAGGACTATATAATGAAACTAAATGAAACAACCCACGATATTCTTAAAAACTTTTCTGAGATTAATACAAACATATTAATCAAAGAAGGTAGTGAACTGAATACAATCTCTACAATGCGAAACATTTTTGCCAAGGCAACTATTCAAGAATCATTTGATAGTGAATTCGGCATCTATGATTTGAATGAATTCTTATCTGTAGTGTCTAGTTTAGACAAACCCGAACTTACACTAAACGATAAACATATGACAATCTCTGCTGAAGGCAGTACTGCAAAAGCGAAATACTTTTACTCTGACCCATCAGTAATCGTTGCACCAACGAAAGATGTCAACATGCCAGAAACAGATGTAACATTCAGTTTATCTGAATCTAATCTTGCACAACTGCAAAAGATGGCTGCAATTCTGAAGGCACCTGACCTTGCACTTATTGGTGAAAAAGGTGGTCTTGTTAGATTGCGAGTGTGTGATAAGAAAAATGATACATCAAATAATTTTGATATTGTTGTTGGCGAAAACGCAACAGCAGATTACACTTTCTATTTCAAAGTAGAAAATCTTAAAATGATGTCTGGCGATTATGATGTCGGCGTATCATCAAAGTCTATCTCTCACTTTAAAAACACAAAACTGCCAATTGAATATTGGATTGCATTAGAACCTGATAGTGTTTTCAATGCATAAATTTTTTTATATTATGAACAAGGTGAATTATGAGTACAGACTTTTTATGGGTCGAGGAGTATCGACCAAAAACAATTGATGATTGTATACTACCACAATCTCTAAAAACATTGTTTCAGTCCTTTATCGATAAGGGCGAAATATCAAACATGTTATTTTCTGGCACACCAGGTGTCGGCAAGACCACAGTTGCGAAAGCATTGTGTGAGCAAATGAACTGTGATTGGATAATGATTAACGGTTCAGAAGAAGGTGGCATTGATGTTCTCAGAAACAAAATCAAAAACTTTGCTTCGACTGTATCGCTATCTGGTGGTAAAAAGGTAGTGATACTAGACGAGGCAGATTATCTTAATCCTCAATCAACACAACCTGCTTTAAGAGGTTTTGTTGAGGAGTTTCACAAGAACTGTCGATTCATTCTAACATGTAATTTTAAGAATCGAATCATTGAACCACTTCACAGTCGATTCTCAAACATTGAGTTTAGAATCAACAACAAAGATAAACCTAAACTTGCAGCTCAGTTGTTTGAAAGGTCAACATTCATTCTAACAGAACAAGGTGTTGACTATGAAAAACCTGTCGTTGCAGAACTTATCAAGAAGCATTTTCCAGACTTCAGAAAACTTATCAATGAACTGCAAAGATATTCTGTTGCAGGCACGATTGATGCTGGTGTTCTAGTAAATGTTTCAGATGAGAATCTAAAGACTTTGGTTTCACATCTCAAAGGCAAAGAGTTTGGTGAGATGCGAAAGTGGGTTGTAAATAATCTTGACAACGACCCAGTTAAAATCTTTAGAAGAATCTATGACAGTTTGTATACTGCACTTGAACCTGCAACAATACCTCATGCTGTTTTGATTATTGCTGACTATCAATACAAGTCTGCTTTCGTGGCAGACCAAGAGATTAATCTAGTTGCGTGTTTGACTGAACTGATGTCGCAGGTCAAATTCAAATGAGTGATTTTTGGCAAGACTCTTATCAATGGACTCATTTTGGTTTTAACAAGGCATTTGATTCTGAACAGGTAAAAGAAATCAATGAATTTCTTGATGAGAATTCAGTTGCATATGATAAAGGTGCCAATCCAGATTACAAAAAGATATCAACTGTAAAGCATATTCAGTTTAAGAAGATAAAACATCTTATTGAACCATTTATATCAAAGGCTGTTGGTATTGCTGAAAGAGGTTTTGGTTATAATGTATATTATCCTCATGATGATTGGGGGTTGAATTATAATATCTACGATTCAGGAAGTAGCGATAGTTACGATTGGCATACAGACTATTCTAATAGAGCATCTTTTGATACAAAACTAACCTTGTTAATTAACTTATCAGAAGAACCTTATGAGGGCGGTGAGTTTGAATTAAAAACATCTAAAGACTCTACGCCTGTTCCTGAATACTCTAATTCAGGGAGTGCTTTGATGTTTAAATCACACATACTTCATAGGGTTACCCCTGTAACATCTGGCATAAGAAAATCTTTAACATTATTTATTATAGGACCTAGATTCCAATGAGTTACGATTTATTTAAAGATTATCTCCCTGCGATAAACCACACCAAAAAGAATCTGATGGACTCTGATGACCCTATGTGGGAGAAGAAGTACCCTGCATTTATGGTCAACAAAGTCCTATCTGGTTTTCAAGACACCGTAATGCTCGTCAACGAAATGAATCGAAATCACTTCCTTGATAGAGATATGCAATTTCAATTTCTACTAAATAGTATTAGGCAGAAGAAAAGGTTTACTCCATTTCTGAAGGCTGGTAAGATTAAAGATATTGAGTGTGTAAAAGAGTATTATGGATATAGTAATGAAAAGGCCAAATCTGCTCTTGACATACTCACCAAAGAACAATTGAAATTAATTAAAGAAAGTTTATATAAAGGTGGGACAAAATGAATGAGTTAGATAATAGTTGGCATCCTGAAAAGATGCTCGAAGTACAATTAAAAGAGCCAGATGATTTTCTGAAGGTTCGAGAAACCCTAACGAGAATTGGCGTTGCCTCGAGGAAAGACAAAAAGTTATTCCAATCATGCCATATTCTACACAAACAAGGAAGATATTTCATAGTACATTTTAAAGAACTGTTTGCACTTGATGGTAAGTTTGCAAACTTCTCAGAGAATGACATTGAAAGAAGGAATACTATTGCTCAGTTATTGAGTGATTGGGGTTTAATTACTATATTAAATAAAGAGAATGCTCAAAACAAAGCACCTCTTTCACAGATTAAAGTTCTGGCGTTCAAAGATAAGAACGATTGGGACCTACAAGCAAAATACAATATAGGTAAAAAAATAGATGACGAAGGCTCCGAAGTTTAGAGATTTCATTACAGAAGCAAAGGGTGATAAAAAGTACAAGTTACTGATTATTACTGATGAGCCTGAAAAGGCAAAAACATTTCATACTGCTGACCGACTAAGGGAAGAGGCAGAGAAACTTGGGTGGAAGAATTATCTATACAAACTATCTGGCGGGTATACATCATTTGATGATGGTATCTTTAGACTACATAACAAAGATGATGAAAAAGGTTTTGTAGTATCAGGTAGTGATACGATTGCTGTTATTCGTGGTTCTGTTGTGAGAAAAGATAGTTGGTTAGACATTGTATCAACACTTGAAAAACACGGCGTCTGCGTTGCAAACAGTCGTAGAACAATCAACATCTGCACAGACAAATATAGAACTGCACTTAAACTTGCAGACTATGGTATCAGACAACCTAAAACTGTTTTAATAACAGACCCCGAAAACTCTGTCAAAGCATTTGACATCCTAGACACTAAGTTTCCTGTGATAATGAAAACTCTAAGAGGTTCAAAAGGTGTTGGCGTTCTGTTTATTGAGTCTGAAAAATCAATGGATAGTATTGTTCAGATACTTCACAAACAAGATGAAGATACAGACCTACTATTACAAGAATACATCAAAACAGATTATGATGTAAGAGTACATGTGTTGGGCGGCAAAGTATTTGCGGCTATGCAAAGGCCAGTTATCGAGGGCGATTTCAGAAGTAATGTATCACAGGGTTCAGAACCTAAAAAGATTAAACTAACTGAATTAGAAATAGAAGAAAGTCTGAAGGCTGCGAAGGCAGTTGGTGGATTATGGACTGCTGTTGACTTTATTCCTGCAAAGAATAGGGACAAAGAACCACCATTTGTGATTGAGGTCAACTCATCACCAGGCACAGAAGGTATAGAAGAAGCAACTGGGCAGAATATCAGTAAAGAGATTATCGAGTTTTTTGCAGACAGTAAGAACTGGGTTAAAGTACCATCTGAATGTGGTTATAAAGAAGTTGTTACAATCAAACCATTCGGGCAGATTGTTGCCAAGTTTGATACAGGTAATTCTGGTATGCCCGTTATTCACGCTGACGAGATGAAAGTGAGTGGCAAGAAAGTTACATGGTCGTTACTAGGCAAAACTATTACGAGTGATATAATTCGTGTAGAAGAAATCTCAGTTGGCGGTCTAAGAGATTATGATGAAGATAGGTATGTGGTAAAACTAGATGTTGAATTTCTAGGCACAGTCTATGAAACAGAATTTACACTAGATGATAGAGATGAGAGAAGTCATATTCTATTTGACAGAGAGTTTATGAATCGACTCAATGTAATGGTCAACCCAGGCAGTAAGTATGTGGTTACGACAAAATATAGTTTGTAGGCTTGACACATCTATGAATCTACTGTATAATGTGTTATTAAATAATGAAGGAGTGAAACATGGCAAAAAATCATCAAACAGAAAACCCACTATTCAAAGCGTTAATCAAACAAGCAGAGGCTGATATATCAACTGCATTTGCTTCGTTAGTGGTTCATTTTGATAATCCATCAGCTGATGGTGCAATTATCAAATCAATGCAACATCAACTAGATGTTATTAAAACGGCAGAAGAAAGAATTGATACACTAAACAAACACTTTAACAATACTCAAATATAATTAATGAAATTCTACACAAGTGTACTTCCTTACAGAGGTCGGTTGTTGGTTCGTGGTGTCGATAAAGACGGCACACAGAAAAAATATAGAATTAATTATAAACCATCTCTGTTTGTTCCAGTCGGCAAAGAGTCAAAGTATAAGACTTTAGATGGTCGCAATGTTGCAAAGATGAAGTTTGACAGTATTCCTGAGGCTACTAAGTGGGTGAATGAATACAAGAATGTTACAAACTTTGAATACTTTGGCAACACAAGACATCAATATCCATTTATCGCAGACGAGTTCCCTGGCAAAGTCGATTGGGACTTATCGCAGATAAAATTACTTTCAATTGATATTGAGTGTGAGAGTGAGAATGGTTTCCCTAGTCCTGACAAAGCGGCAGAACCTCTTATCTGTATTACAGTAAAAGACCATACATCTAAAAAGATTATCGTCTTTGGCATGGGCAACTTTGTGAATGATAGAGATGATGTTCAATACATAAACTGTTCAACCGAAACACATTTGATTGAAACATTCACTAAGTTTTGGGTAGAATACAACCCCGACATCATTACTGGTTGGAATGTAAAGTTCTTTGATATGCCTTATCTGATGAATCGTTTCAAACATCTGATGGGCGAAGAATGGATTTTACAATTCAGTCCTTGGGGTGTTGTTGAGAATCGAAGTGCTAAGATTACTGCAAAAGGATATAATCGTGAGGAAAGTTTCTATGACATTCTAGGCGTTGATGTTCTTGATTATCTTGACTTGTATCGCAAACATACTTTTGTTAGACGAGAGAGTTACAAACTTGACCATATCGGTGAAGTTGAACTTGGTCAAAACAAGTTAGATAATCCGTATGATACTTTCAAAGAATTTTATCAGAACGATTATCAACGATTTGTAGAATACAATATACAAGATGTTGAACTTGTTGATAAGTTAGAAGATAAGATGCAATTGATTGCCTTACACTTGACTATGGCCTATGAGGCGAAAGTGAATTATCAAGATGTGTTTGGTCAAGTAAGAATATGGGATTGCATTATCTACAATCATCTTCGTTCAAAGAATATTGTTCCGCCTGCCATACAAGAATCTAAAACATCTGATGGTTATGAAGGTGCATATGTAAAAGACCCTGTTGTTGGTTTTCACGATTGGATTTGTAGTTTCGATTTGAACAGTCTATATCCACATTTGATTATGCAATACAACATCTCACCAGAAACGATGGTTGGTTTTGAACCGAATCGTGTGAATGTAGAAAACATGTTGAATGAGAAGTCTGACTTGTCTGACTTAGATGGCAGAACGATAACGCCAAACGGTGCTCAGTTTAGAACTGATAAGCGTGGCTTTCTTCCAGAACTGATGGATACGCTATACAAAGAACGAGTTATTTATAAAAAGAGAATGTTGGAAGCACAGAAGATGTATCAACAGACTGGTGATAAGAAGTACGAGTTTGAGATTGCAAAGAATCATAACATTCAGTTGGCAAGAAAGATTGCATTAAATAGTGCCTATGGTGCTATCGGAAATCAATACTTTAGATACTTTGATGTTCGACATGCAGAAGGTATTACTATGGCCGGTCAGTTGACGATTCGATGGATTGAACGAGATGTCAATGAGTTTCTAAACAAGTTGTTAAAGACAAAGAGTGTAACTTATGTTGTGGCTTCCGACACAGACTCCATTTACATTCGATTGGGTGCAGTTGTTGATAAGATATTTAAAGACAAGTCTGACACAAGAAAGATTGTGAGAATCATGGACAAGTTTTGTAATGAAACAATACAACCACAAATTGATAAGTCGTTTGACAAACTTGCTAAATATGTAAATGCATATGAACAAAAGATGATTATGAAACGAGAAGTGATTGCAAACAAAGGTATCTGGACTGCAAAGAAAAGATATATCTTAAATGTTTACAATGACGAAGGCGTTGAACTGAAACAACCTAAACTAAAAATCATGGGCATTGAGGCAGTCAAAAGTTCTACACCTGCCCCATGTCGTGTGAAGATTAAAGAGGCTCTCAATGT